GATTTGATTATTCCTGTTAATAGACCGCATGATTACACGGGTGCAACACCTTTCTTTGATAAATTGCGTGGTAGTGACCAAGCAATCTATTCAAATGCAACAACTGCTGAAGAAACAAGAGCAGACACTCTTACATTCTCAAACACAGGCGTCACATTTGGAACAAATGCAATAGCAAATTCCTCGGGCGCATCTTATGTAAATTGGTATTTCCAACGAGCCCCATCGTTTTTTGATGAGGTTTGCACAACTGGGTTTGTTGATGGAACATTAGTAACTCACAATCTAGGCGTTACACCTGAGTTAATTTTTGTAAAAGATAGGGCTGGTGTATCAAATTGGATGGGCGCAGTAAACGATGCTGGAAATGTACGCACTCTTTCTGTAAGTCAAACTGCTGGTGGAGATTTGCCGAGTTTTGTTTATTCTTCATATTTCACTGCAACAACAATAGACCCTACTGCAATTAAAACTGGTACTGGAGGTTCATCAAAAGGCAGTGGTGTAAATGCCGCTATATATCTATTTGCAACCTGCGCTGGCGTATCCAAAGTAGGCGGCTACACAGGAAACGGCACAACCCAAACTATAAATTGTGGGTTTGGTGCTGGCGGGGCAAGGTTCGTAATCATAAAGCGAACAGGCACAACAGGTGATTGGTACGTTTACGACACAGCCCGTGGCATGACTACGTTGACAGACCCATATTTGTTTTTAAACAGTACGGCGGCTGAAGTAGCTACCCTTGGTTCTGTCACAACAGTATCAACAGGCTTTGCAGTAAACGCAACTGTTTTGGCGGCTATCAACACAAACGCAGCAACATACATCTTCTTGGCTATAGCATAAGGAACAATCATGCAAATCAGAATCAGAGAAACAGGAGCAGTTGTATACGAGAGTGAATTTCGTCAACTACACCCAAGCACATCTTTCCCGCAACAGATCAACGAAGCAACCCTTAACGACTTTGGCGCTGATGTAGTCTTTGAAGGCCCACAAGCTACTGGTGGCACTGTCTATCAATACTCGCAAGCCAATGGCGTAGAGCAAGTCGATGGCAAGTGGTACACAAAATATGTGCTTGGCCCTATCTTTACAGACACACCAGCTACAGACATCGAGCCAGCTAAAACTGCCGCTGAGAATGAAGCCGCTTACAAAGCCACCAAGGATGCAGAGCAAGCCAAGTCTGTTCGAGCTTCAAGGGACATCAAACTTTCTGAGACTGATTGGCGCTTTCGCAGTGATATGACCCCCTCACAGGCATGGAAGGACTACTGCCAAGCCCTGCGGGATATGCCTACGCAAGCAGGATTCCCTTGGACTATTGAGTGGCCTACGCAACCATGACTCCAGAACTTCAGAAATACTACGAAAGCCGCTTTGACATGATGTCAACAGAGGGTTGGAAGGATTTATCCGTAGATATTGACATTATGATAGAGTCGTTGAATAATCTAAGCGTTATTCCTGATGGAAATGCCTTAATGTTTAAAAAAGGTGAACTTTCTATCTTGACTTGGCTGAAAACCTTGAAAGAGGTCAGTGAACGAGCCTTTGAGGAATTGAATGAAAAGAATGTTTGATTTTGCCTGTGCAAACGGGCATAAAACCGAAAGACTTGTCAATTATGAGTTGATGAGTTTTAGGTGTGAGTGCGGAGAAACAGCCAACCGCATTTTGTCTGCTCCTAACTTCAAGTTAGAAGGGTGGTCTGGTTCTTTCCCGTCAGAGCATGGGAGGTTCGAGAAAAAACACCTAGATCAACTGAAGTGGGAGCAAAAGCACAACTCATAAGCAGAAATGCCGAGTTGAATGTCCTAGAACCGATGAACGGCAGGAAAAGGAAGAAATATGTTGATTGACAATGAAGATGAGTCGCTAAGTGAGTTAGATGCAGTCGAGCAAAAGAAGCAACTACCTGAGACTGAACCCTTATCCGAGATGCCTGATAAATACAGGAATAAATCTTTGGAAGAAGTGGTCAAAATGCACCAAGAAGTTGAGAAACTTATGGGCAGACAGGCACAGGAAGTTGGAGAAGTGCGTAAGCTGGCAGATGAACTTATCAAGCAAAACCTCGCCTCTAAGCAACAACCTATTGAAAAAGAGCCAGAAGTAGATTTTTTCGAGAATCCACAAGAGGCAGTTCGTAGAACAGTTGATAACCATCCTGATGTACTTGCGGCTAGACAAGCTGGTCAAGAGTTCAAAAAGATGCAGATTCAACAAAAGCTGGCGCAAGAGCATCCTGATTTCGGTCAGATTGCTCAAGATACAGACTTTGTGAATTGGGTGAAATCTTCACCTATTCGCCTTGGTTTGTATGCAAAAGCTGATGGTGAGTTTGATTACGACAGTGCAAATGAATTGTTAAGTACCTATAAACAGTTGCGTGGTGTTAAGGCAAGACAGACTACAGATGCAGGGGAAACTCAGCGAAAGTCTAATCTTAAAGCGGCGGGAGTTGATGTAGGTGGCAGTGGGGAGTCTGGAAAGAGGGTCTATAGAAGGGCTGATCTAATTCGGCTGAAAATGACCGACCCAGATCGTTATGAGCAGTTAAGCGGAGAAATCATGCAGGCTTATCAGGACGGACGGGTCAAATAATTTAACCTATCGTTTTTTGGAGATTTAACATGGCAACAGCATTTTCCCCCAGTAATTCCGTTACTGTCACCACAGCAGACAAATTCATCCCCGAAATTTGGAGTGATGAAATTGTAGCTGCGTACAAGAAAAACTTGGTTCTTGCGAACCTCATTATGAAGATGAACTTCAAGGGTAAGAAGGGTGATGTAGTTCACATTCCCGCACCTACCCGTGGCACTGCTGCTGCTAAAGTTAAAGAAGTAGCAGTTACTTTGATTGCCGCTACAGAGTCTGAAGTTACAATCAGCTTGGATAAGCATTACGAATATTCACGTTTGATTGAGGATATTGTTGAAGCCCAAGCCCTGAACAGCTTGCGTAACTTCTACACCTCTGACGCTGGTTATGCTCTGGCTAAACAAGTCGATACTGACTTGGTTCAGTTGGGTCGTTCAACCAATGGCGGTGCTGGTACAAATGCTTACGCAACTGGTGCTTTTATTGGTGGTGATGGTACTACTGCTTATGTTGCTGGTAGCAACAATGAGTCAGCATTGACCGATGCCGCTATTCGCCGCACTATTCAGCGTCTTGATGACACTGATACCCCAATGGATCAGCGTTTCTTTCTGATTCCTCCCTCAAGCCGTAACACGCTGATGGGTTTGGCTCGTTACACTGAACAAGCCTTTGTTGGTGGTACAAACAATACCATTCGCACTGGTGAAATCGGTAACTTGTATGGTATCCCTGTGTTTGTCTCAAGCAATTGCGATACAGCATCAGGTTCTGCTGCCGCACGAGTTTGCTTGATGGGTCACAAGGATTCACTGGTTTTGGTTGAACAAATAGCTATTCGCTCACAAGTTCAGTATCAACAGCCGTACCTTGCAACTTTGTACACTGCTGACACTCTGTATGGAGTTCAAATCCTTCGTTCAGCGGCAAGCACTGGTGCAGCTAAATCTGCATCTATGTTTGCTTTGTTGGTTCCAGCCTAATTGCAGTTGTCCCTCCTATCTCTAGAAATAGGGGTAGGGGGACTTTTTTAACCTAATTAGGAGAAACAAAAATGGCAGCAGCAACAGCAGTAGTTTCACGCCGTGGAACTGACCAATTTCGGGGTTTGTTCTCCGATACATGGTCTGTTACAGCAACTCTTGACGCATCATCTCTTGCAGATGGCGTTGGTGAGACAAACACAATAGCAGTAGCAGGAGTCAAGTTAGGCGACATTGTGATGAACGTAAGTTTGGGTGTAGATGTCTCAGGCATATCTATCACACCTTACGTTTCAGCGGCTAACGTAGTGTCTATTCGTTTCCAAAACGAGTCAGGCGGTACATTGGACTTAGCATCCACTACAGTTCGCTGTGTGGTTGTTCGCATGGTGTAAAGATTGGGGGGGCTAGTCCCCCCTTTCTCATTTAAGGGTTTTATGGCTACTTTTCGTTGTCTTCAGTCGGGTAATACTGTAACTTTTACATATCAGCATGATATTGATTCTATGAAGGGTCATCAGGGGTATGTAAGAGTAGACGAACCAGAAGTAACCATAGAATCTGAAACTAGAACAGATACCGCATTTGCGCCTGTCATGCCCACAATTAAGCGTATGGGAAGACCCCGAAAGGTTATAAATGGCTGAAATTGACGCAAGAGACTTTGGTAGATTAGAGGCTCAAGTAGAGTCTTTACATGGTCAGGTAACTCAATTGAGTACCGATGTAAAAGCATTGCTTGAACTTGCCAACAAATCTAAAGGCGGTTTTTGGATGGGAATGACCATTGCAAGCATTGCTGGTGGAGTCTTTACTTTTGTAGCCGATAGGTTGTTCAAGTGAAAGAAGGACTCCTTTCAGGCGTTGTTTGCCCTGTGGCAACACAAGATGTCCATATAAACCTGAAGAACAGAAACCATGCTTTTAAAGAGTATGGATATGGACCACCTAATCCATTGGATTCAAATGATGCTTTTTGGCTGAAGAAAGCCAAGATGTATAACGCTCCTACCAAAGATATTATGGATATGCGATGTGGCAACTGTGCTGCATTTATCCAGACTCCTAAGATGATGGAGTGCATCCTTGGTGGGTTAGAGAAGGATGAAGGTAAGAATGAGTTGTCCTATGATGAAAATTTTGTCAAGGCGGCTAATTTAGGATATTGCGATTTATTTCAATTTACCTGTGCCGCACTTAGAACTTGTGATGCGTGGAAATCAGGTGGACCAATAACCAAGGAGAAACCATAATGATGCATGGAAAAACACCCAAAATAGATAGTTCAAAGATGCCTAAAAAGAAAGAAAGAAAAGGTATTCCTGTGACTATTATGGTTGCAGTTGGTAAGCCAAAAATGCCAATGCCCATGCGTGGTGGTAGGACTGCCACTAACATGATGAAGAAATCTAGTCGGGGTAAGTAATGTCTACATTCCAACTTGACCCTAACCAAGTAGCAATTGGAGTTCCTAGTTTGGGAACAGCCCAAGTATTTACAGTTAGCAACTCTAGCGTTCAATCAACGGCCTTTGGCGCATCAACAACAATGGTTCGTTTATCTTGTTCTTTGGGACATTGCCACTTTCAAATTGGCACAAATCCAACAGCAAGCCTAACAACTTCACCCATGATGCCTAATAACTTTTCTGAGATTATTAGGGTAAATGCTGGAGATAAGATTGCTGTTATTAAGGATGCTACTGTAGCAGCATCGACATTTTCTGTAACGGAGTTAGCATGAAAACTAAAGCCCAAAAGAAGATTAGCAAGGTTATGACTGAATATGGCAAGGGTGAATTGCACTCTGGCTCAAAAATGGGAAAAGTTGTAAAGAATCAAAAACAAGCAGTTGCCATTGCTTTGTCTGAAGCTGGTATGTCTAAGCCTAAAAGGAAGATGAAATGAAAGCTGGACTCTACGCCAATATCAATGCAAAACAGGCTCGTATAAAGGCAGGGTCTGGCGAGAAGATGAACAAGGTTAGATCTAAAGCTGCACCTACAGCAGCTGACTTCAAACAAGCGGCAAAGACTGCAAAGAAGCCTAAAAAGGTGAAGTAGATGAAAACACCCACTTGGCAAACAAAAGCTGGTCAAAATCCAAAAGGCGGCTTGAATGCCAAGGGTAGATCATCTTATAATGCAGAAACTGGGGGCAATCTGAAGCCTCCAGTAAAGTCGGGGGATAACCCTCGCAGAGCAAGTTTCTTGGCTCGTATGGGTGGCAATGATGGCCCTGAGTACAAGGATGGTAAACCAACAAGACTGCTTCTTTCGCTCAAGGCATGGGGTGTAACCTCAAAGGCTGACGCAAAGGCAAAAGCTAAAGCTATATCCGACAGGAATAAGGCAAAAGCAAAATGAGA